CTGAACTTCTCCACCACACCGCTCATCCACTTCTTCCATCCCCGGAAGAAAGCGACTCGGTAGAGTATTGAGAGGTAAATCGAATTGAACAGGATCGTCGCTAACGACCCCGAACCGTTCGAGAAGGTGAGCGTCATCACATCACCTTTGTAGTAGACCAGGGGATTCACAAACCCCCACAGGAGGAGCCGGAAGTCGTTCGTTTCGGACTCACTATATCCGATAACTCTTCCAAGCTCAACCATGATCTCCAGCACCTCTTCGACGCAGACCGTATCCAGGCCCTTGTCGCACCAACTGACATCTCCGTCGATGCATTGGTCTTCTCCGAAGGACGTCATCCAGTTCACGAACGTTCCCGCGTCCGACGACGCGAGATTCATCCCCGCGAAGCATTCGAAGTATTGTTTGTGCATTTGCATGAACGCGAACACCGGGCCCAAAAATCTCTTAAGGGCAAGGTTGAAGGCGAAAGGGTAGCAAGAAAACACACGAGCCCGTCTGATTCGATTCTTCGACTCCTTTATTCCTTCATCCTTCAACGTCCACGACACCACTGGAGAGACCCCACGTCCGAGAGCTAGCTCAGCGTAAATCCAATCCAGCTGGCGTCGCAAGCCGTCGTCCATCGTCCATTCGCCTGTTTTCCGATCTCTTCGGTAGAAATTCTCCTTCGTCCTGAAATGAGGGTATCCGACCGAAGTCTTCGGATCGAATCCTCCGATGGAACCACCAGGAACGCCGAAAATCGCCTCCTCTTCCGTAAGCACACGGAAGGTTTCAGCTCCATCGAGTTTCCGGACGCCGTCCAGATAGTCGATGCCTGCGCGTGACACTTCAGCATAGTCCATCGCGCGAGCGGTTTCCAGTTGTCTCAGGGCGTTTACAATCGGATGTTTAAACTCTCCGTCTACTTCCACCCCTCCAAAAAGGGGCTTCTGATAACGGTCTGCTCCAATGTAGAGCTCCTCCAGATCCCTAAAAGAATCCGCGTAGGTCGTTTCCGACATCCGCGACTTCTCCTTGGCTCTGAAAAGAGTTCTCCCATTCATCCGCTTGATCGTGCCGATTAGATTGGTGTTAAGTGTTGTTGCCGCATTCAGCATGCTCCTCTCATCGAGGTCTTCGAGCTCAATCGTCATGTCGAGCCCTTGTTCAAGCCGCGGCGCTCCGAGGCTCAACCCCCTCCCCGATGTAAGGTCTGTAATGACCGAATCAACAAGGAGCTGGGTGACCTCGTCCGAATTCCCTTGACCCAATTCACGGAAAGAACACGTGTGAACCCCTCCGATCCACACGCTAGCTCCCCGCTTCAAAAGGATGACGTCTCCACACCAGCCGTCTGCCGTAGGCACGTTGAAGTAACTCCAAACGCGTCGCCTAGGGATTTCTTCCCCAGCCACGACTCCTCCATGTTGGATATAAGCTGTTGTAGCCTTTATTGTGTAGATCTCGTGGGAATCGCCCTCACGGTGGACGAAGACAGCCTTATCAACGTCCATTTGCATCCCGAACTGGGAGTCCACGGGGAAGAACGCCGACAACCCCTTCGTAGGATAGGACCCCGGTATTCTGAAAACCGCGATGTCCACTCCTGGAATGTACTCATACTGCACGCCTCGATAGACGTATACTTCACCGTTCGGGTGGGACCGCGAATAGGTCCCGTATTCCCACTTTAGTCTCACCCTCTCGACAAGGGTACCGTTATCGTCTGCCTTCTCAGCACACGTGAGAAACAAATGCCTTGGGGCTAGGAAATACGTCTCTCTCCAGTGGACCATATTCGTGTGGTACCACTTCCCATTCGCTCCCTCGGCATGTAGACGACCGATGTGTTTTGGAATCATCTGAGCGACCTGAACGAACGTAAGCGTCTCGGCTATAGCATTCGGTGGGTCGCGCGGATCTTTCGCCAGTACGCTCTGGCGATATTTATCCGCACTGGGCTGCGCCCACACAGACTTCATTCCTTTATTGATTAGTTTTGGGTCGACCTCCTCCCCTACTTTCGCTTGGTTTTGCCCTACGAAAATGTGGGGATCTGTCTCCTTGTACGGTTGTTCCGCGAAGACCGTCACGTAGGTAGCTCTGTTCGAAAGAAGATATGTGAGACCGACGCCGAACGTTGCTCCCATCGCCAACATGACCCACGAACTCTGCTCCATCCGCGGGGCCGCGATCTCGTTCAGCGCGTCCAGCGTCAAGATCGTCGTAATATC